GTGGCGATGACTGAATCTACGACCTGAGAAATCAACATTCCTTCATCGTCATTGCACATAGGTCTTGATGGGTTTTTGCTTGGTTCTACTGTTTGCATGAATTTATAAATCATGTTGATCATACGAATATCGATACGACCAGAATATACCCACGCCCCCCACAGATTTAACCATCCATCAAGCCAGCGAAACTGCTCATCTGTTAATTCCTTTTCTCCGATATAGCTCATCTCGCCTCCGGTAATACTGCGTGATATCTATCGCAACCTACTGAATACATGATCGGTAGGTTTGCTCTTCTAGCCCACCCCGTTTCTACAACCTCCATGAAGCCATGCTTTTTCTGAACTATAGATAAGTAACGCTTAGGCTTATTCCCTGTGCGTTCTGTTAATGCTCTAAACCTGCACTCTTCAATAGCTGCGATTAAGTCAGTAAACATTAAGCCACCTCCGAATATTGATCCTTTCGCCTTTTCTCATACCAACGGGCCCTACGAGTGAATATGGATTTCATTCGCTTGAGATATTCGATGTCGAATTTACGGACCGTGTTATCGTGCTCTAAACGAATTACTCGCTCTTCGCCGATTTTATTGATGAGATTAATGCGGTATGGGATGAGATTTCCTGACAGGTCCCTATTGCAGTGAACACAGCCAGCATGAATATTGAGTAGATTAAATCTTAAATGACTTGCCGAACCTCTTGACCTGTAATGACTAGCATCTACGGACCCACCTCTTACCCCATAATTTAAGGGCCGACCGCAAGCAATACATGGCTGACCATAGTCTCGCCAAAAGATGTATTTATTTACTGCCGCTTGGGCCTCTTTGTTCCAGTCTGATTTTGTCTTTAACTTTTCCTTTCTGGCCCGCAATATTTTTCTTTCCTCAGATAAACGTTTTTTACGGCCCTTTTCTTCGGTCCGTTTAATTTCATTTGAGGCGAATTTTATTGCACAAGATGTGGAACAAACTTTTTGGGTAGATAGGTAGGGAGTGAATTCTTTGCTGCAGACTTTACAGGTTTTGAGCTTCGGCTTTTTAGCCTTAGCCATACATCACCCTAAAATAACTCCAAGAATTAACATGGCGATAAACCATATTGCGACAAATTTTCCATAGCGTAATAAATTGGCATTAAACATTGGCTCAAACTCCTTTTGTGGTTTCTTTGGATGTTTATGTTTGTGTTTGTATTTACTGCGATACCTCGGCATCTTCCTCTCCTTTGATTTTATCCATCACTTCCAAATGAGCGTATTCATCAGCACACTGAGCACACACGTAAACCTCATCATCTGTTAGCTGTCTATTGCATGATTGGCAGTTCATTTAAACCAATCCTCATATTCAGATTCAGGGATCCGCCATTGTTCAATTGAGAGTGACATTGAGTAAGTATCACCGTCAGCATTGAGCTTGTTGGCAGTTTCTACGAGACGGTTAACAGCTCCTAAATAATCATCTTCACGAAAGTCACCAAAGGTTTGCCAGCGATTGCGTACTCGCCATATTAACCTCATTTTTTCATGCTCTTTCTGCGTTATTGCTTTACTTATCGCTTCCCTAAAATCTTTTAACTGATCAATATTCAGACCTTCAATTTTACTTTCCCATGTCATTTTCTCGCCCTCCGCTTCTGGGCTGCTGGCTTCTCTTTGGGTTCTTCGTTGTCAATTTGCTTACCTTGTGGCTGTAAGCACTGAGGAATAATCTCCATCCACTTTTTCATGCTCTCTAGTGCATTATTTCTCTTAGCCATTACTTCCAGCCTCCAGCTCAATAGCTCGTTTTGCCGATGCCAGCACTTCACACAAATCCTGCTCTTTGTCTTTATGCCCTCTCAATCCAGCACAGAGAGCTTTTTTAATTAAATGCTGTAATGCTGGGTTAGTTAATTCAAATGCTTTTAAAACGTCATACACATCGATTGTCACACCTTTACATGGTCTGTCGTATTTACTCATCTTGCTTCCTTTTCAATTTCATATACTCGCTATCTTCCGGAGTAGTTAGTATTAAACCGAACTGTAAAGCCCACGCCTCAACTCTCTGTAAGAAGTGATGCATTTCCCCTTTATCTAGTTTTGAAGTGTGCCTAAGTGTCTCTCGTTGCGTTTTTTCACCCGTTAATACATCGGTGTACTCAGTCACTTCAAATCCAAGGTAAGTGGCCTTTAAGCTTTCTTTCACCCATGCTTCGGTACAGAACCCACGACCCGACCTAATTAAGTAGTCGCTGATTTCTTTGTACCAAACATGGCTTAATGCGTTTTGAGAGAGGCTTCGTTTTGGCTTGTAAGGCTTGATGGTGACGCTGAGTTTTGGGTGAGATTTAAGTAGTTCAATTACGTTGTTATCAAATAGCTTTTTCGTTGATTCGTGTAGGCAGAAGTTTTCCATCATTCACCCTCTGGCATTGGCAAATCGCGTAAACACATCCAGTAATCTGCATCAGGTATTGGTAGTGGCGCCACAACATCATCAAGAAACCACTGCATTTCACCTTCTACAGAGTTCCATTCAAGCCTGTAAATTCCGGCTAATATTTCACCATCGCTGATAAGTAAAACTGGCTCACCATCTTCTGGCAATTCCATGTTTGTATTGTTCCACTCAGTTCCCTGCATTAGATGCCTCCTTTGATATCAATATTTTTCATACAAAACTTAAACACCCACCTGCATAGACATGTCATCACTAACGCCTGAACAATCACTATTGGTAATGCCCTTAGATAAACATGAAGATTAAACTCGCCTAATTTATCTATCGCGATTAAAAGCGATACTGAACCCCAAGCAATGAGTTGAAATAGAAATGTAAGAATGTTGCTACTAAATATCCTGACAAGCATTTTCTGATGCCATTTCATCTAAAAATCCTCACGATTCCCACTCATAGCCGACTTTAATTTCCTTGGCTTGCTCAAGAGTATCTGTCATCACTTTCGTGTTAGAAATATTACCCCAGCAATCACACTCGACTGGCGTTAGGTAATATTCATTTTCTGTTCCATCATCGCTTTTGTAGGTGTGACGAACCGGATCACCTAATACCTTGGTGACAGTGCTTTTTAATAAGTTCATCTAAAAATCCTCTTGCGTGTTAATACTTGGTAACATTTTCGTCTTGCCATACTTCGTCATATTCAGAGTTAGGCATATTGGCGATGTAGTTGTAGGGAGAACCGCCTTCCATGATTAAGAACTGGTGAGAACGCTCTTCAAGGTATAATGGGATCTTACCTTCCCACCCCTCTCCGTTACGCTGTTTCTCCAAACATAAAACGGATGCTGGTTCTGCTGTGTGATTCTGTTCTTCTGGTGTTAACTGTTGCCCCGCTTGCATCTTCTGCAATGCTCTCTCACGGCGTTTGTTTCTCCAGATGATAAACAGATTGTCTGTTAGGTCGGTAATTGAGCCTGAGCCTTTCACGTCCATTTTACCCGTGGGTTTATCCTCACTATCAGATTTACGGCTGTGAGTGACTAAAATGACATGGCTGTTAGTTTGGTTTTTGAAGTCGCATATTGCGTCTAAAAACTCTTTTTGCCCGTTGTAGTCATCGTCATCGATTCCGCATTTCATCAGGCTATCGATAACAAACAGGTTTATTCCGTAACGTCGGTTTGCATACTGGAATATTTCCAATAGCTTTTTGGCTTTCGCTGTTCCTGTTAGCGCAAATAACCAAAGGCGATCGTCATAAAAACTAAATGCTGACTCAATCTCCATGCTGGTAGGTAATTTATTGCAAGTAGCTTGTCGTGTTAGTCGTTTAAGAAATACTGCTGGCTTAAGCTCAAAGGAAGCCACGCAAGCCTGAGCGCCTTGTCTCATTGCCTCGCAAAGAATGTGACCTAAAATCTCGCTTTTACCGTGACCGTTCACCCCATTGAGAATGGTTAATTCAGACTCTCTAAAACTGAATTGATGGTTTAATGTTTCCCACGGGCTTCTGAAAAGGTATTGCTCCTTGCCGTAAAATGCTTGGATTGTGTCCTGCATAAACTCACGGGCACTACACAATTCATCAGGGTCAAAGTAAGTTGCTGTTTCAAGGTACTTAATGATTTCTTCTTGAGGTATTCCAGCTTGTAAACATTCGTTGATATCTTTTTTTGGCAATGACACCAGTCTGCAACGATATTCACCTAACCGCTTGGCGATTTCCTTAGCAGCCTCTTTCCCAACTTCGTCACCATCTAGTGATAACCAGATTTCTGTAAACCGGTCTAAGTTGTGATATTCAAATTCAATCCATTGTTGCTTTGCCCCCTTACCTCCCCCGAACGGTACAGATAGCGCAGAAAGCCCATATTCGTGATAGCTCATACAATCAATTTCACCCTCACAAATAATTATTGCTCTTGCGTCTTTTGGTATCTGATCCCAACCGTACAAACAGGGTTCGCAATCAGCCTCAACCGAAATTGCTTTTTTGCCATTTGGTCGCTCAGTGCTAATTCTCTTCACCTGCAATAATTCACCATCTCGTTTGTATGGGAATGCGATAGCGGGCAACTCACGATTAACATCATGAGACCAGACAACAGCGTCACAAACTTTGAATTCTTCGGCTATCTTGCGACTAATGCCTCGACTTTCTAGGTATGTGTAGCAGTTTTCAGTTTTACGGATATTTTTCTTGAGTGATTCGTTTCTTGGGCGACTAAATTTCTTTTGGCTCTTTGCTGAGAAATGGTGATCGTCATCATGAATGCCTAGATATTTCTTAGCTTCGGTCATAGCTTGATGCAAACTGCAATCTCTAACCTCAACCCATAAATCCAGTAAATCACCACCAATCCCCTCAGCAAAATCAGACCAAACCCTTTTGCCAGAAAGGTTTATCTTTAAACTTTTTCCAGCTTCACCGTTTACCGATCCCGCAACCCACTCGTTGTGCTCTTTTTTGCCATTAGGCAATAAATACTTCGCCACTCGGTCAACGTCTTCCCAAAGGCGATCTGACAGTTCCGTGATTGTCATTAGGCTTCCCTCAAGTTTAATTTTTTGAACCAATACCGAACGAAATCAGCACTTAGCCATCCGTAGCAATAACCACGAATTAACATTGATTTGATAGTTGATTTCATTTTCACCTCAATAAAACACGAGGCCGTTTTTAGATACCGTTATTGAGGATTGTTGCGTTGTAGCTTGTGGTAGATCTGGTTTTTCATCAGTCCAGCGACTGCCGTTTAGGTAGGTTGTCGGATGCATTTTATCAAACCCAAATTGCTGAGAACGTAACCGGTACTGAATATCATCAGCAAGCAACTTGGCGAACTCATCGATAGTTCCGCCAGTCTCTTTCCGCCACTCTTTGAATTTGGATTTAAATGCTGATTTGGATTTATCCTTCCCAATCTTTCGCATTCCTGCAACCCAAAATATTTTTTCGAATGGCTCAAGAAACGGATCTGGTTTTGTAGGCTCAGAATTCGATTTTTCATTCTTCGAGCGAACATCTTCGCTCATAGTGTTTTTATTTTCTTTCTTGTCTTTTGTATTATTGTCTTTTGTGTTTGACTGTTTCGGTAAAGTGGTTTTTACCGTTTTAGTAAAGCTATTCTTTACCGTTTCGGTAAAACTTTTACTGTTTCGGTCAATATCAGTTTCCCACTCGGAAATATTTTTATTCATTCCAATTTTTCGACCTTCCTGAATAAAGATTTTCATCCGAACTAATTGATTTTTAGCGGTGGAGCATTTGGTGCTATCAATCTTTGTCATGCTTTCAAGTTGTTCATTGCCAACCCAATCCATTTTTTTATTAAAGCCGTATGTTTTTCTCCACACAGCCATAACCATTAATAATTGGTGCTTGGTCAACCCAGCAAGCATGATTGCATCTAATAGCTCATTCGCTATTCTGGTGTAGCCATTATCAAGATCTGCCACGTTAGGCCTCTCTTGCCGTCGTTGATTACCAAAATCTGCATATGCAACATTACTCATGCGATCCTCCTAGTAATTTCTCACGATGCTCATTTCTCAATTTTGCATCTTCGAATGCTTCCTTTAGACGTTTACTTCCTAACGGTGTCACTTCTCGTAACGTCTTATCTCGCATGATGTTTTTATGCACTTCGTGACGATTAAACCAATGATTAACTTTCTTCTTCATGGTATAATTCCCTTATTCCTAAGCTGTATCAGACAAGAGAAACCTAAATTTCCCTTGTCGTAATTACTGGTTATTGATACAGTGTATTTGTTAGTTGAACAGACCCAATTGTTCTTCTCTAAAGGCCTCAGTTGTTCCCGCAATTGAGGCTTTTTCATATGCATGAACTTGAAGTTTTAACCTCGATAGCTCAGCCATATTTTCCAGATACAATCTATAATCTGATTCCCTGATAACCTTCTCGCCCTCCCTCACAAAACCAATTACACGACGTGTGGCAAGCATTTCGCATACACCATCAATAGATTGGATTCTTCTTGAGATAGTCGAGTCTGAGCGTGATGTGGCTTGTGCAATTTCTCGCTGATCACCATCACGTAATATTTGAAGTGCGCTACTTACTAAGTGGCGTGTTCTAAATTCAATAGCTCGTTTGTCACGAACTGTTTTGCATGTGTTTCCGTATTCCATTTGTTAAAGTCCTTATTAATTACTTCCCATATTGGGAACAGCAGTAATGATCCGTGGCTCATTCCATATGAGCGGATTGTTGATAATAATTTGCCGATTGAAGTCAAAAGGCACTGCATGAATTTTTAAAGAGCGGGTGAAGCTAAGGTGCAAGTAATTTTTTCTGGCTAACTGATAGTAAGTATTCAGCTTTTACTTTCCCTTTTGATAGGGATTGGATTGTTTTTGCATAATTGGTTTTTCCAAAGAATTCTGTTTTTGGTAGAAAGCCATTGTTAATCCATTTGTAAACCGCTCTCTCACTTACTCCACATGCCTTTGCTACTCTGGCAACGCCAATGTCAGTAATTGGCTTACGTAAATCATCCATAAAAATCTCCATTATCGTACTTTCAGTACGCATTATCTCCGTACTGAAAGTCTTTTGCAAGAAGTTTATAATTGAACTCATGGTACAAGCAGAAAAAGTGCGGAATGAATTTTCCCGAAGGCTAGCACAGGCCTGTAAAGATGCGGGATTAAATGAACACGGCAGAGGGGCTGAGATAGTAAAAGCCCTTGGTGTCTCATCTAAGGCTGTTAGTAAATGGTTTAATGGGGAGTCTTTACCGCGGCAAGATAAAATGAACGCGCTGGCGAAATTCTTAAAATGCGATGTTATTTGGTTGCAGCATGGTCATGAAAATGTAAATAACGCTAATGTAAGTAACCCTAGGCCTTATCGACCAGCTCCTAAGTACCCTGTTATTAGCTTTGTTCAGGCGGGTAATTGGACTGAAGCTTGTGAGCCATATACGTTGAGTGAGATCGATGAGTGGTACGAATCAGAGGTATCTGTTCAAGGTTCCGCTTTTTGGTTGAAGGTTGAAGGTGACTCAATGACAGCACCTATGGGTGTAAGTATCCCAGAGGGATCTCTAGTTTTAGTAGATACGGGTAGAGAGCCTATAAATGGGAGTTTGGTGATAGCCAAGCTTACCGACACGAATGAAGCAACATTCAAAAAACTTGTTTTGGATGGAGCTAAATATCTTAAAGCGTTAAACCCAGCCTATCCCGCCATTCCTATAAATGGTAACTGTAAAATTATTGGTGTTGTAGTTCAGATGATGATGCGATTTGTGTAACCCAATGGCCTGACGACACGTTTTAATAATCTTATTTTAACCGATAGATAGCTATAAACATAACTACGATAAGCCCAATG